CCTGCGGGCCAGCCGGACCCGTCTCGCCAGGCTCACCCTGCGGGCCAGCCGGACCCGTCTCGCCAGGCTCACCCTGCGGGCCAGCCGGACCCGTCTCGCCAGGCTCACCCTGCGGGCCAGCCGGACCAGCCGGGCCGGTGTCGCCCTTCGGGCCAGCCGGACCAGCCGGGCCGGTGTCGCCCTTCGGGCCAGCCGGGCCGGTGTCGCCCTTCGGGCCAGCCGGACCCGTCTCGCCAGGCTCACCCTGCGGGCCAGCCGGACCCGTCTCGCCAGGCTCGCCCTGCGGGCCAGCCGGACCGGGATCGCCTTGCGGGCCTCGGGTGGGGGTGATGGTGATGTGGTGGTCGGTTGCGGTGACGGTGATGTGTGTTGTTTTCATCGGGTGATGTCCGCCTCCCAGGTGACTGGCCCGCGCAGGATGGTTGTCGTCGTGCCGTTCTGGACGGCTTGGATGTCGAACAGGCCGGAGCGGATGGTGCCGGCCTCGACGGCGGTGTCGTCGGCGGTGGCGGTGATCGTGAGGACGCCGTCGGCGGCGCGGGTTGTGTCCACGGTGAGGGGGACCTGGGCGGGTGTGGTGTCGAGTGCTCGCCAGGCGGCGGTGACAGTGGCCGCCGAGAGGTCGACGGGCTGGCCGTCCGTGTCGGTGATGGTCACGGTGAGGGTGTTGTCGTCTCCGGCGTAGACGCGCCAGGGGTGGCGGAGGGTGGGGGGTCCGCCGATCGGATGCAGCATGGGGTCTCCTTGTCAGACGCGGGCGAGGTTGAGGCGGACGGACCATCCGCCGTCATAGGTGAGGGTGCCGCCGACCGCGACGCATGGGATGGTAGAGCCGAGCCCGAGCCATGAGGGCACGCCGGTGAGCTGGACTGGACGGGTGCGGCCACTCGGGGCGATCAGGGCGGCGAGGGTGGCGTCTGGGACGCTGTGGGCGGCGTCGAGGCCGAGGGCTGGGGCCAGCTCGTCAATTCGGTAGGCGTTGGCTTCGAGGATCGAGTGCACGGCAGTGATGAGCTGATCGACTTCGGGGGCGCTGCCGGTGGGCTCGGCCAGGTGCGTGTCGATGCTCATGGATTTCAGGACCGGGCTTGCGAAGGTCTGCTGGCGGGTGTGGCGGACCTCGTCGTAGTCGTAGAGCCCATCGCCTTGGTAGTGGTATCCGACCTCGATCTGTTGGATTCCGGCCGAGACGGATGTGCTCACCTTCGTGTCTGCCAGGACGCGGGCGGAGGGCAGGGTGATGGGAGTCGAGGTGTCGGCCCGGCCCCAGGGGGCGAGGGTGAACAGGCGCGCGTTTTGTCCGGTGGCGCCCGTGGGGGTGTGGAGGACGGCGACCCCCGCCCCGTTGGCGGCGGGGGTGAGGAGGTCGTCGGCCAGGGTGTTGGTGGGGAGGGCGGCGGCGACGAGGTTGTCCCATAGAGCGGGTGAGGTCGAGGTGTCGAGGGCGGGAACGGCGAGGCGCGCGTCCGTGAGGCACGCCTGGAGGACGCGCAGGACGCGGGCACGGGCGGACTCGCGCGGCCATGGGGAGGACTCGGGGACGGTGATTCGGGTTGCGGACGCGGAGGCGGCGAGGTCGAGGGCCGTGTATGTGATGAGGGCGCGGCGGCGGGCGGTGTCGATGCTCATGGATTCCGCGGAGATGGTGCCCAGGAATGGGACCGTCGAAGGGTAGCCGCTTCCGGCCTGGGTGGTGATGTGGAGGGCGTCTCCGACGTGGCCGGGCCATCCGGTGGCGTCGAGGGGCTTGGACACGGTGACGGTGAGGCTGGCGGGCTCGGACTGGCCGGTGGCCTCGGTGCGCCCCCAACGCAGGGTGAGGGGGGCGAGGGCCACCGGGCCGGTCGGGTAGTAGGCGGGGGATGCCGGGACCTCGGCTCCCCCGATGAACAGGCGAGGCGCGGGGATCATAGGTGGACCGTCCCGGTGATGATGGCGTCCCGCTGGTCCAGGATGCGTTTGATCTGCTGGGCGGTGCCCAGCGGATCGACGGCCCCGGTGATCTGGAACGTGATGTTCGTGGGGCTGGCGGCGGGGGCCGCGTTGGCCTGGGCGGCGCGGGTGGTGAGGGTGGCCAGGCTGGGGGACGTCATGAGCGAGACGGGGCTCGCGGTGGAGCGCACGGCCTGGGCGGACACGGGGGCCTGGGTGGTGGACACCTGCTCGGAGAGCCCGAGCAGGGACTTGAGCCATGATGGGGCGTGCTGGTTGAAGAAGTTCTTGACGGAGGCGACGAGGTTGTCGATCGCGTCGCGGAACCATTCGCACTTCTCGTAGGCCGTGACGAACAGGGCGACGAGAGCGCCGACCGCGACGATGGCAAGCCCGACAGGGTTTGCGTCCATTGCGGCGTTGAGGAGCCATTGAGCACCCGTCCACACGGTGGTGGCGACCTTGATCGCAGCCTGGGTGCCCTGGTAGATCTTCACGGCCCCGTTGGCGGCGAGGATCGCGCCCGCAAACGCGCCGACGACGCCCAGGGCGACCGTGACCGTGTCACTGTTCTGCTGGACCCACTTGGCGAGGTTGGCGAAGTGGGTCATGGCGTCCGAGACGACGGGGAGGAGGCCCTCGCCTAGGGCGGCCTTCGCGTTCTCGAAGTTGGCCTGGGCGATCTGGGTTGATCCGGCGGCCGTGTCGGTCTCGCGGGCGAACTGGCCCTGGGCTGCGGCCGTCTGCTCGGTGAGCATGGCGAGGACCGTTTGGGACTCGGCGGCCTTCGCTTGGTCCCCGGTGAGCCCGGTCAGCCCCTCGGCGGCCATGCGGGCGTTGATGTCCGCTTGCTTGATCGAGACGCCGTAGCGCTCGATCGGGTCGCGCTCGCCGCGCAGGAGGGCGGAGACGGCGGAGACAGCGTCGGCGGTGGTCCCGCCGAAGGTGGCGGCGAGGTCCGACCCGAGGCCGATCAGGTCCTGGGTTTTCCCGCTCACCTCATCCATCGGGGTGCCCATGTTCTTGAGCTGGGACCCGAGGATGACGGCCAGGTTCTCGTAGCTGGACGTGGACAGGCCCACGGCGTCGGCGGCGGCCCCGGCGCTGGCGATGATGCTGTCCGCCTGGTCCTGGAAGACGCTTTCGACGCCGCCCGTAGACTGCTGGAGTTCGCTGGCGGCGTCGGTGGCGACCTTCCCGAGGCCGACCAGGGCGGTTCCGACCGCTGCGGCTGGGCCAGCCGCCGCCGAGAGGCCGGATTGCAGCTTCTCGGCCCCGGTGGCGGTCTCGTCCATCGCTTTTTTCGCGCCGGTGGCGTCACCGATGATGCGGACGGCCAGGATCGCGGACTTGGATGCCATGTCGTCACCTCCGGTGGCTCATGTCTTCGAGGATTTCCAGGGCGGTCGCGATTCCCTCGTCCGTCATGTCCTCCCAGACGGCGGGGGGGATGGCGGTCGCGATCGCTAGTTCCAAGATCAGTCGGGCTCGGCTCCTGGCCGGGTAGGGTCCACGTCGATGGCGTCGCTCTCGATCTTGACGACGTTGTCCGACCACTTCTCGAAGTTCAGGGGGGTCAGGCCGAGGCGGTGCTCGGCAGACCAGGCGAGGAATGTCAGCCACAGGGAGCGGGCGTCATCCTCCAGGGGCCAGCCTCGGCCGGGGCGCGTAGTGTCCCACCGGACCAGGTCGCGGTTGTCGGCCTTGACATCGTGAGTGGTCCACGTGCCGTCGTCGGCCTCGGTGGTGACGTGCAGGATGAGCCGCTTCATGGTGTTGCTCCTTTGACTTTGTCGATGGCCTGTTCGAGGGCGCGCTCGTAGACGGCGACCCATCGGGGCTCCAGTTCTTTGGCAGACTCGGTGAGGAACAGGCGCGGCTTGATGAAGCTGTTGTGTTTGCGACGCCCGGATGGGGTGACGGAGGCGTAGCGGATATTGGGCCAGACGCGCCGCCCCCAGTGGACGGCGCCGGCATAGGGGACGCGACTGCTTCCTGCGCGGAGGAGGGCCGCCGATTTCGTGGCCCCGGCCCGCACCGACTTCGCCAGGCGGCCGGTCGGACCGATGGGGGTGCGTTGGCGGGCGGCCGGGACCAATAGCTGGGCTGCCTCCAGGTGGGCGGCCTTCAGGTCGGAGAGGTCATCCCCTGCCTGTTTGAGGGTGCGGCGCAACTGCCGCGCCCCTTCGACGCGGATAGTGCCGCCCGAGCGGTCGAGGTCGGAGAGCGCCACGGTCAGCTCTGGGAGGGAGTGTAGGCCGCGAGGGTGGGGAGCCCGCCGACGAGGGGGAATTCGAACTCGCTGGTGTTGGCCTTCTTCACGTCCCCGCCGAGGGTGACGGGCTTGATCTTGCACTGGCCGGTGGCCTTGATCTTGCCAGCGGTGGAGGGGATGAACTCGAAGGTCATCACCTCACCTGCGTGCTGCCAGGTCCAGGCGACGAGGCCTGCCATGTCGAGGTCCTGGTAGAACTCGCCGGAGACGCTGCCTGTCACGTCGCCCTCGGCCACGTAGTCGTCCCCGTTGAGGAGGGGGACGGGGTCCTCGTCCTTGATGTCGGGGGCGATCGAGGTCTTCGTCGTGCGGGCCGCGAAGTCCATGCCGTCCCCCGTGTCTCCGAAATGCAGAGTGCCGGGGCCGAGGCGGGTGAACGTCTGGGATGCCATGGGATGTCCTTTCAGAGGTTGAAGCCGGTGGTGGTAAAGGCGATTTCGATGGAGGGCCAGTAGGGGCCGCTGCCGAGCTGGACCGCGTCGGGGGTGGCCTCAGTGATGCCAAGGGGGGTCTCCAGGGCGGCGACAATCGTCAAGAGGTCGTCCAGACCGTCCGTGGGATCGTCGTCTCTGGGGGAGAGGAGGACCGGCCGCCACTCGACGGATGCGATGCCGGGTGCGGGGAAAGAGATGTGGGCGGGTGAGATGATCCACGCGACCGTCTGTCCGGCGACGAGAGCGGGGCGCACGTCCTCGGCGCGGTCGGTGATGACCAGGCCCTCGCCGTGGTCCGGGTCGAGCGTGCCCGAGATCAGGCCGATGATGTCCGCGACGGCTTGGGCGATCATGCCAGGCCCACCCGTTGCAGGTAGGGCGCGAGGATCGGGCGCGCCGGGGTGAGGGGGTCCAAAGCGGGGCGGAAGAACGCTGTGGCCGCCTCCGTGCTGGTCGGGGCGGAGTGGTCTTGAACGGTGGCGCGCCGGTGGTACAGGTTCGCGGCGACCTCCAGGGCGGCCTGGGCGCGGGCCTCTGGCGGCACGGTGGCCTCCCCGATGTAGCCGTCGATCATCGCGGATGCTCGGGCCGTGACATCGGTGATGAACTCGCTGTCCGCCTGGGCGGCGCGCACGTAGGTGCGGACCTTCTCGGGGGTGAGGACTGTCGGGGAGGCCATCGGATCACGCCGCCGCGATCTTGATCGGCTTGATGAGGCCCGGCTTGGGTGCGAAGTGGGCCGCGTAGCCGTAGACGCTGAACGCTTTGGTCAGGTTGACGACGTTGGAGTCCTGGAGGCGCAGGGGTGCGCCGGGGGCTTCCTTGATGCGGATCGCCTCGCGCGTGTAACCGGTGGCGTGGATACCCTCCCACCGGGGGATGCGCTTGACGGTCAGGGTGGCGAACGAGGCCGTGCCGGTGGCGAGCGTGAGGGTGCCCTGGTGGTCGGTCGGCTCGCCGGAGAACTGGAGGGCCTTCGGGTTGCGGTCGAGCTTGGCCAAGTGGGCGAACACGGTCGGGGAGACCGCGAGGCCGTCCATGACGTAGGGCGTCTGGTCGTAGGCGTCGAGGAGGGCAAGGAGCGCGTCGATCCAGTCGTTGACGGTCGCTGTCGCCAGGGCGGGCAGGTTGGCGGCCGGGGTCGCCTCATTCGCCGTGACCGTGGTGTTGAACACGGTGCGGGTCGCGGTCTCGATCTGTTCCCCGTACTTCAGCGCCTGGTCGTACAGGAGATCGTCCAGGAGGCTGACCGTGGCGCGCTCGATGGCCTGGAGGCTCAACTCCCCCGCGCCGCCGTAGGTCTTGACGGCGGCGGACACGGTTTTGTACTTGGCGGGCTTGCCCTTCGTCAGGTCCGCGCCCTCGTTTTCCTGCTGGGCGACGGTGACGGTGGTGTCTCCGTCGTGCATGGCGTACTCGACGGTCATGCCCTCGGCGGGAAGGTCCGTGGTGTGCAGGAACAGGTTCGTCACTTCCTGCTTCAGGGTCATGCGCGTCTCCAGTGAGCCGAGCCAACCGGGCCGGGCGATCGTGTCCGCGATGACGGCTCCCTCGTAGGCGCGGGTCGCGGTCTCGTGCAGGTCGGCGTCGCGCGTGGCGAGGGCCTTCAGGTAGTGGCCCAGAGAGCGGAAGGGGAACGCGCGTCCCTCGTCGGCCTCGCGGGTGGCCTGGTGGGAGCGGATGAGCTTCACGTCCCTGGTGAGGTCATCGAGGCCCTGCGTCAGCGGGGCGAGAGTTGCGTCCAGGTCGTCGCGGGTGAGGGTCGAGTCCGGCATGGTGGGGTCCTTTCGGGTGGGGTGTGCGGAGCGCACGTCGGTGATGGTGGCGGTGGGGTAGGCGGGGAGCTCGACCACGGAGTATTCGAGAGCCTGGGCGGACAGCCATCGGACGTGCGTCCCGTCCTCGCGCTCGGTCGCCTCGTAGTCCCCGCCCTTGAAGCGGATCGAGAGCTTGGACAGGACGCCGTCGCGCAGGAGGGTGGCCACGTCCGTGCCTCTGGAGGTCTCGGAGATGGTGGCGGTGATCTGGCGGCCCTCGTCGGTGTCGGTGGCCTCGGTGATGCGCCCGATGCCCTCGGCGTGGCCGTAGCACAGGATCGCGGAGTCGTCGGTGACGCTGCCACGCGCGAACGACTCGAAGAAACCGGACCAGACCTCGGTCTCGGTGTCGTAGGGGACGCCGATGCCGGTCAGGGTGTGCCCGTCGACCTGGGCTGAGCGCAGGGCGTAGGAACGGGTTTGCTCGGCGGTGGGGTCGAAATCATGATGCGGCATCGGCGGTGTCCTTTGTGGGGGTGGTGGCGGGGGCGGCGGTGGCGGGGATGCCCTCGATGCCTCGCGCGTAGGCGTCCGAGTACAGGCCCATCTCGATGGCGAGCTGGTGGGCCTCGTAGCGGGTCTTCGTGTCCGAGCGCTGGAGGGTTTCGACGTTGAATCGGACCGTCTGGCCTCGCGGGGTGACGGCGGTCAGGGCCTCCTCGATCTTGCGGATGTAGGCCATGAGGGTGAACCGGGTGAAGCCGATCCATTCCTGCTCAACGTTCTGGTAGGTCTGTGAGCTGCCTTCGACGGCGGCGAGCATGAGGGAGGAGGGCACGCCGAACAGGCGCGCAATCTGAGTGGTGTTGAACTTCTGGGATTCGATCCATTGGGCGTCGCGAGGACTGATGAAGATGGGCTGGTACTTCATGCCCTTGCCGAGGACGCGCACTCGCGAGGGGTTCGATCCCGCGTCGATCGGCTCGCCAGCTGCGTCGAGGTAGTTCCAGGCGTTGCGCATGAGCTTCAGGTCGGCGTCCGTGGTGGCCTGATCGGTGGACAGAACGGCGGCGGGCTGACCGGTCTCGGTGAACCACTTCTGGGAGTAGTCGCGCACGTCACGGGCCCCGGCAAGCTCGACTTGGGCCGCTTGGATCGGACCGAGGCCGAGGACACTTCCGGGCAGGGGCATGAGGGCGATGTGCTCGATCTGGTCCGTCGTGTACTGGCGGCCCCGATAGCCGATGGTCTTCTCCTCGGTCTTCGGATCGAGGGCGGGCCAGCACTCCCAGGGGTTGAGCGGATCCAGGTTGACGGTCTCGCCGTCAACGACGCGACGCAGGATGTAGGCGTTGCCCGAGACGGCCAGAGAGAGCATGAGCTGCTCGACAAAGTCCGCGCGGGAGCGGTGGATATCGGGGCGGCGGATGAGGCTGGGAACCTGAACGTCGGGGAGGCGAATCCCGGCGCGCTCGACATCGAGGGAGAGCTGGGACACGGCGGTCGCGAGGATGGAGATTGCGCGGTAGACGGCGACCAGGCCGACCGCAGAGCGGGGCGTGATGCTCTGGGTGGTCTCGGAACGGCGGGGGATCAAGGTCGCCGCGTCGGCGGCGGAGGCGGACCGGACGTGGATTCCGGCCAGGGCGAGCGCTCTCGTGAACCTCATGGCGACGAGGAAACACGCAGATGGGGGTGGGGCGGAAACTGGCGTGCGTGTCGATGACGCTGCGCGACAGTGCGTGACGCTACGAGGCGATGCCCAAGCCGAGGGAGACGGGGCGGTGGGCGTCAGCGTACAGGGCGACGCTGGCGGCGATCAGGGAGGGCACGGGCTGGGTCGAGCGGTCGCGGTCGATCAGCTCGACGCCGTTGCGGATGCGGGTTTGGGCGTTGGCCATCGCTACGCGCAGGGGCTGTGACCCGTCGTGGATCAGGGTCGCGTCATCGCGGGCGACGGACAGGATCGTCTGGTCCGCGAGGCGGCGTTCTGCGAACGTGAGGGTGCGAACCTCGTCCTCTCCCATAGCGTCGACCAGTCGGCGCGCCGGGCCCTCCGCGTCCGCGACGGGCTGGCCCGCGCCCAGGGCACGCAAGTGACGCAGGTAGTCGATCACCCATCGAGTGCCTGGGGCTTGGTGGAGGACGCGCACGACGGGCGTCCCGTCCAGCTCGTGCCAGGCGGCGACGACGGCGGCGCACGTGTTGCCTGGGGCGACCTCGAATCCGATGGTGACCTCGCGGAGGGCGGGCGGGATCGGGTTCCCGGCGAGGTCGTCCCACGCCTCCATCGGCATGAGCGTGTCGGACACTTCGGTGAGCCTGTTCATGTAGGCGCGGAGCCACTCCCCGCCGGGCATGTCGATGTCGGCCGCGAGACCGTCCTCGGTGATCGTGTTCCCCAGGGCCGGATGGAACGTCCACCAGGTGGCCGGGTCGTAGGGCTCCATACCATCGGGCATCGACCACTCGAAATAGGCCAGGCCCGGTTTCGTCCCGGCCCGCCCGGCCTCGACCAGCTCGTTCATGAAACCGCTCTGGGCGGCGGTGCCCATCGTGGACGTGTACCAGCGCTGTGCCAGGCCGTGCAGGGTGATCTGGGACGGGCGGATGCCGCCCATGATCGTGTCCCCGAGGTCCTTGGAGAAAAACCAGATTTCGTCCAGATCGAAATAGGGGCTCGTCTCGCCGTGGGCGGCTTCCTCGTTCGGGGTGAACTGGGCGAGGTCCGCGCCGTTGGCGAGGAGCTTCATTCCGGCGTCGCCCTTGCCGTGGCGGGTGTGGAAGAGGGGGGCCATGGTCGATGCCTCGATGACGCCGACCATGTCCAGCATCCGCTTGCTGGCGTGTTTTTGGGTCTGGGCGGTGGAGAACAGGTGGGCGCCCGAGAGGCGGATCATCCGGTAGACGCGCAGGGGCTGGAGGAGGGTCGTTTTCCCGGACTGTCGGGGTGTCGATGCGAGGACATCCCCGTAGTGATAGACGCGCTGGCCGTGCTCGATGCGATGCTCGGTGCCGATCGCCCACACGTAGCGCTGCCACGGCTGGGGTTCTTTGCCGAGCGCCCGGCAGACGCGCGTGATGGACGGCTCCTCGGTCAGGTAGCGGTAGTCGCGGCGGGGACCGTGTTTCGGGCGCGGGAAACGGGTGAACGTGGGCAGGGTAACGACGGCGCTCACTGCTCGGCCTCGGGCGGGTTGTCGTAGGGGCCGGGTTCGTCGCTGTCGAGGCAGAACAGGGCTTCCAGGCGGTCCAGGGCCGAGACTTCCTCGGTTTTGGGCTCGGGGAGGGCGGCGGCGACCTCGTTGAGGGCGCGGATGATGTTCGCCTGGCCCGAGGCGGCGTCGGTCGGCTTGATTTGGTCCACGGCGCGGGCCGCGCGGAGCACCAGAGCGCGGAGTCCTTGGTGCGCGTCGGTCATCACCTTGGATTTCGTGAGAGTGTCCATCTGTCGGGCAAAAGATTGTTCGACCTCTCCCGGCTCGGGCTTTTTCGTCTCGAATCCTGGCAAATATGCGGGTTCTGCGACGCTCATTCTGATGCCTCATTTCCGCAGGTCACGGACTGTTTTTTATGGGGTGGGTTGGGGAGGGATTTCCAGGCTGGCGCTGGGTGGACCGGGCCAGGGGCGACCAGAAAAAACGGGTCGCCCTCGGCGCGGCCGCTCGCGAAACGGAACGCGCGATCGACGCGCGATCATGTCTCGGACCGTGGCTCGGTGAAGTAGGCGAGGCCGTCATGGATGAGCCCTGCCGGGCCGTCGTATTCGCGGTCCCTCACCGAGTAGTTGCATGAGCGGTGCGCCGGGCGGCATGTCTCTAGGCTCGTCACGCCGCCCTTCGAGCGGGGCGGGATGTGCTGGCACGACTCCTCCCCCGGGTGGATCGGCAAACCGCAGATGCAGCACGTGGGGCCGTAGAGGCGGATCAGGTCGAGAGTGAACGCCCGGCGCTGGTCCCCCGACATCGACATCCAGTCATCCAGCTTCACGACACCACTCCCACGTGCCGGGTCGCTGTCCGCTGCGTGGCCTCGATCCACCGGGCAACCTGGGCGGGCACGTAGCGCACGGCCCGCCCGACCTTGACGTAGGGCGGGCCGCCGCCACGGCGGCGGAGCTGGGCGAGCTGGCCCGTGCTCACCTGACAGAACTCGGCGCACTCTCCGGGCGTCCACATCGTCGTCGTCATCGGTCGCTCCTCACGCGCTCGACAATGCGCGCGGCGATCCCATCGACGGCTGCCGCCTGGGTGGCGATGGAGAGCTGGGACTCGCTCATGCTGTAGCCGCTGCCCTGGTCGACCAGGGCCGTGATGTCGCGTGCCGCGTCGCGGATCGCGCGGGCCAGGGCGATGACCTGGTCCTCGATGCTGGTCTCACCACAGCGGGACATCGGTCAGCCTCTCCTCCGGACGTCGCTCGGCTCGACGGGCCAGGGCGATCTTCCGGTCCCATTCTTGGACCTTCGCGGAGTGACGGTGAGCCCACGCGATCGATTCCGGGTCGGTCATGCCCTGAGACGCCATGTAGGCGTCTCGGAGGCGTCGGAGCCTCACACTGTCAGGCACGGCTGTTCTTGCGGTCATCGTGGTCTCCTCATCTGTTGGAGTGAATGATGTTGAAGGTGTGGATGGGGGCGCGGGTGCGCGTGCCGCGCCGCCCTCCCTCTCCCGAAGGGAAGAGAGGCTTGCACTCCCTGCCGCATGGAGTGACCTGGGCAAACGCGAAGCGAGGCGGAGCGAGCGGAGGCGACGGAGGCGGCGGGCGGTCTCGTCGCGGTGGCGGCGCTCGTCCTCGTCGTGGATGGGGCGGGCGAGCATGATCCACTCGACAAGCTTCTTCTTGACAACCTTCATGACGCCGGGGCGGGGCTGGCCGGCCTCGATGCCGCCGCGCCACCACACGATGAGGCCCATGTCCTCCATCCAGTGCAGCGCGTCGCGCGCCTGGCGCTCGCCATAACCCGCCTGGGTGTACACCTGGCGGGCCGTCGTCGTGATGGTGCCCTGGAGGTCGCTGTGAGCGTCGCGGCACATGCGGGCCAGGGCCTCCAGGATCGAGCGGACCGGACGCCACTCCCGGCCCTCCAGGACGCCCCACCCGGCCCGCGCCAGAGACGAGACGAGATCGCCCACCGGCTGCGACGCGGAAGGCCGTCGCCCCCTGCGCTTGCTCGCGGGGCGCTGCTCGACCGCGAGGGTCATTACCTGATCCGACACGCGATCGGCCAGGGCGTCCACGTCCAGGCGCACCGCCGACAAGAACGGCGGCTCGGCATACTGGATCGCGCTCATCGAAACCTCCGGTAGTAAGCGGTGACGTCGCGCATCCGGGATCCACGTGACGGCCCGTGATCGGGGCAGTAGATGCGGGTCTTCCTGCCATGCCACACGGTCCATCCCTGGGCGATCAGGCGCGCCCACAGGTCCGCGCTGGCGTCGGCCTGGGTGAGGCCCGGATAGAAGTCCGCCCCCTCCAGGGCCGGACATCCCCGATGGTCACAATCGATGCGCAGGTATCCCGCGTGAACGATCCGCTTGATGCTCATCTCTCTCCCCCTCGGATCACTCGGGCGCGCACGGCGAGCCCGTAGACGATGACGGCCGAGACGAGCCAGCCCCAGCCCGTCCACGACATGCGCAGGACCTCCAGGGGCGTCGCCAGGCACACGACGAGAGCCAGCAGGACGTTGACGAGGGCGAGGAGGACCAGCCAGTCCACACGGACCCGACGGCGATGCTGCGGGACGCTCATCGCTCAGCCTCGGTAGGCTCGGTGGAGTCGTCAGAAAGGGGCCCGTCATGAGCCATGCCATAGCGGATGAGCTGGAGGCCCGCCTTGGTCGCGGTCTGGCCGAGTTCGCAGTGACGCAGGATGTCGGTGGAGCACTGTCGCGCCTGTGCAGCGATCTCGTCGACGCGGTCCGCGACCTCGAAGACATCCGGGGAACCTCCCCGCAACGTCTCAGCGACCTCGTCAAGGCGACAGGCGATAGCATCTTCCAGGGCGAGCGAGGGCCCGAAGACTTCACCTCGGAGATGGACGCTGATGTCCTGGAGTATCTGCCTCAACTGGCGGAGCTCGACTTGTCGACGATCCCGAAGTTCTGGATACGCAAGACCGCGAGATCGCAGGAGACGATCCCGCTTGGCCTTCGCGACCTCGAGGTCTGGACGAACGGCGTTTTCCACTACGAGACGTTCATCATCGCTTCGGCTCCCAGCGAGCACACTGGCCCCGTTGACGTCTACCTCGGGAACCGACACGTCGGCACCAGCACCAAGGCTGCCGGGGACGCCATCCGACGCGAGGCCCTGGCCGCTGGGAGCAACCTCGTTGTCATCCCGTGCACCGTCGTCACGACGAACGGAGTGTGGAGCATTGTCGTAGACGGAGAGGAGTAGCCGAATCCAACGCTCAGTACGTCCGACCGCCCACGCGAGCCTGGCCACGTCGATGTCGTAGACCGTCACGCCTCATCACCTCCCCACCCAGCAAGGTCAGGCAGGGCGATGGGCACACCGAGGTCCCACAGCCGGTCCATGTCATCAAGGGACCAGTTCGTCGTGCCACGGAGACGGTCTGAGACCCGGCCCTGAGAGATTCCAAGGCGCTCAGCCAGCGCTGTCTGCGTCATGTGCTGGGCCGCCATGAAGCGACGGACCTCGCGAGTGATCACGGTCTGTGTGTGCATCATGTGGAACATGATCTATCCGAAAAACGGAAAGATCATCACGTGATCGACGGCGTGTCGCGTTTTGGTCTTGTAGCAATTTATCCGTCTGCCGGATAGAATTGCTCCATGAGCACAGCAATTGCTCCGCTTCCGGAGCCTACAGACATCGTGCAGGTAGTCGCCGCGAACGTCAGGGCATACGCCGCCCGGCTCGGCTACTCACAGGTCGCCCTGGGCCGCGCCCTGGGCATGGCCCAGGGCGCGGTTCACGCCCGGTGGCGGGGCACACGCCCGTGGCATCTTGCGGAACTTGGGGATGTTGCCTTGGTCCTGGGCGTCAGTGTCCAGGACCTCGTGACCGATCCCGCAGAGATGCAGAACCCCCGCCGGTGGATCGCACCGACAGGGGCCGCCGCGCGCCCGAAGGGACTCGAACCCCCAACCTTCTGATCCGTAGAACAGTCAAGTTGTCGTGTCTCGTCGGTCCTCGACTGATCGTCTGCGGATCGTCGCGCGCGGTGGCCTCTCTCGTAGGCTCTCGTCACCTCCTGTGCCGTGCCGTTTGTGACAGCGGTTGTGACCCTCCGCGTGGCCTCTCCAGGCTGTCCAGGCCTGGCCGTGGCTTGCGGGGGCTGAGTGGCGGGACTCCGGTCGGCGTGAAGCCGGGGGGCGTGACGACGCGCCGTGGATCGTTGGCAGAGCCGGGGACCAGGATCGGGCCGCCGCCGACGGCGATGGTCCGGGAGTTTCGCAGGGCCGCGAGGCTCTGGGTCCTCGGGTCGATCCCGATCCTCGGGCGTGCGGCCGTGTAGTCCTTCTGTGTTCTGTTGATCCAGCCGCGTGGCACGGTGACCCCGCCCCGGCCGACCTCTGGGCGTGAGGTGAGGTCGGCGACGACCATGGCGACCGTGGTCACGATGTCGTCGTGGTGGTGGTCGGGATTCTGGAGCTTGAGCGTGCCAGGCCCGGTCTCGACGAGGCGGGCGGACATGAACTCGTCGCGCACCTCCTCGTCGTCGGGCAGGGACAGGGTGCGGTCGCGCAGGGCGGTGTAGACGCTCCGGGCCAGGCGGTTGGCCCCGGTGGTGGAGAACACGAACTCCTCGGTGTGGATGCCCGCCCGGGTGAGGTTGGTCGTCAGCTGTTCGGCCTGCATCCGGTCGAACCGGAGGCGGGCGTGGTACTCGCGGCACACCCGCAGGACGGCGGCCTCAACTTCCGCGAGGTCCACGCGCCCGGCGGGTCCGTCGCCGGGGGTGGGCCGCCAGTACATGACGCGGTCGATGATGATCGTCCGGCCTGCCTCGGTGTGCTCCGCGTGGCCCACGGCAAGGGCGGTCAGGTCACGTCGGGTGCCGACGTCCAGGGCCGCCACGTAGTCGTGGGAGCGGGTCGGGGGGATGACCGCGTGGTCGGGTCGGATGGCGGCGTCGACGTCCTCCGGTGAGGTCAGGGCGTCGTCTCCCTCCGCGAACTCGCAGAGGATCAGCCGCCGCCACTGGGCGGGGGTCATGTCGGCCTTTGCGGCCTCGATGTCGTCGGGGGACCACCAGGGCGACGGGCCGGGCGTGACCGACGTGTGCCAGTGCTTGGACTCGACGGCGCTGGTCCACACCTTCGCTCCGAGCCCGGTCGGGGACCCGGCGGTCCCGATGACGACGAGGCGGGAGCCGGGGACCTTCGGGACGCTGGAGACGATGGCGGACCACAGACGGCGGTGGTTGGTCGTCTCGGGCCACACGGTCAGCTCATCGACGATCGTGAGCCATGGGAGCGTGCCGAACGCGCTCGCGCCGTCCGAGGTCTCCACGGAGAGCCGGGCCCCGGTGGCGCGGACCTCGACCGCACGGGCACTGACCTTGACGAGCCCCCGAAGGTCGGGTGAGCGGAGCACGAAGCCTGCCAGAGCGTCGGCCAGGAGCCCCGCCTGATCCTCGTCGGCGGCGTAGACGTAGCTTGCCGATCCGGCGGGTGCCTCGGTCAGCAGCAGGGCCAGGGCCATGCCTGCGACGTCCGTCGTCTTGGACATGCCGCGCCCCCGGAGCAGGAAGTGACGGCGGGGGCCGTCGGGGTCGAGTACGGCCTCGGCGTCGGCGCGCTGGAACGGGAGGGCGCTCTCTCCCCACAGCTCCCCGTTGTCCAGCGTGAGCCCAGACAGCAGGGCCACGGCGCGACTGCGCTCACCCGCCCGTGACGTGGTCGTGATCCTCGGTGTCTTCGTTGTCATGGCCTTTCCTCCTCGTCCTCTGTGTCGTCCTCGTTCTCGGTGATCGCGGCCCCAGCGGCCTCCAGGGCGGGGCCGGTGGGCTCGATCCCCAGGGGGTCGGTGTCGAGCAGGGCGCGGCCCCGGTCGATGAGGCGGTCCAGGGCGTCGGCTTGTGTGGTGCCCCCGACCTCGGCGGCCGCCGCCCGCTCGACCGCGAGAGCGGCCTCTGACCGTGGGTCCAGTCCGAGCCGTGCGCGGGCCGACGCGGCCCGGTTCTCGCAGGCGTTGAGCCACCGGAGCGAAGAGTCCCGGGGCGTGCCGGTGTCGGGGTCCAGGACCCCCCGCTCCTCCAGGTCCCGGCGGAAGAGCCGGGCCTGTGCCTCGGCGGTGGCCCACGCTGACACTTCCTCCGGGAAGGCGGCGAGGTCCGGGCGTCGGGCGAGCAGGGCCTCGATCAGCTCGCGGGCCAGCGCCCCGTAGACGGCGGGCGACCTGCCCCCGTGCTGGATCGGGTAGGGCTGGGCGGGGCGACCGGACGCCGGGACCCCTGACGCAGGATGTGGGGTCCACGGCGGTGGGGCCTTGATGCCCGTCGTCGGCGCGCCAGCTGGGAGCGGCGGGAGCCCGGCCTCCGCCCGTTGGACGTTGATGCGCTCGCGGCGCTTGCGTCTGCCTGCCATGGTCACCCCTCCTCGGTCTCGACGGGGGCGGCCTTGAGCCGGGCGACCTCGGCACGCAGGTCGTCGACCTCGGAAAACAGGGACTCGACGACCCCGGCCTGTTCGCCGGTGCCCTCGGGCCAGCGGCGGGCCCGAAGGGCCGGGACCAGGTCCCCCAGGTTGGTCACGTGGTCCCAGGGCTGGGCGTTCGGCACCGTGTGGTCGACGTCCGCGACCGCCCAGCCCTTGAGCCCGTCGAGCATCATCGGCGCGTCATCCTCGAAGTTGGGGCGGTGGGCCCGCGAGCGAGCAAGCGCGGTCTCCAGGGCCGTGGGGCCGACCGCGCCGACATCCTGAGCCGCGCGTGCGCAGGCTGGGCAGACGTAGCCGGTGATCGTCTGCTCCGAGCGTGACCGCGTGGCCCCCAGCGCCGACGCAGACCAGCTCACCCGCTGCCATGCTGTGGCGACACGGTGCCGGTCGACTTCAACCTGACCGACCCCGCACATCACGCAGCCCACCTCACCGTGGGGGACCGGGACGACGCGGCGGTGTCCGAGGGCGCGGACCTCCAGGAACTCGGCGTAGGCGCGGCGTGCCCGGCCCAACTGCTCCTCCGTGAGGAAGGACCAGGGGGCGGATGCGCAGGTGCCGGGGGCGGCGTCGGGGTCGAGCGTCGACTCGAACCGCGTGGACCAGGGCAGGGCGGACCCAGTGAAGGACATGCACTCGACGAGGTCGAGCCCGTCGCGCACGGAGCGGACCTCGGGCGGGTCGATGCCCAGGATCATGGGCACGACGAGCGCATACTCGACCCGCATCTTCGCGACGTTCCCCAGATGTCCTGCCATCGCGGGGAACCTCCCGATGATGTCCGCCGCCCGCTCACGGAGCGCGACCAGCTCCGGGGAGATACCGAGCAGGGTCTTGGTCGGGGCAGGCTCGGGCATGCGGGACCTCACCAGGGCCTGGAACTCCTGTGCCCGGGCCTCGTCCTCATTGCGGGGCAGTCGCCCCGTCGCCTCGACGGTCAGGGTCCCGACCTGCTCATCCTCGGTGAGGGCCCGGCCGGTCAGGGCATCCGCGAGCTGGCCTCCCTCCAGGTCGATGATGGCGGGCGGGGTGGGCGGCGTGGGGTGGACGGTCTCGCGGACGGTCTCGATGATAGACATGATGAATCCTTTCGTGGTAACTGCAATGGTGGTGATGATGGCGGCGAGCCATCGGCCAGCCCGGGCCAGGACGGCACGGACACGGGCGAGGTGCCCGGCGTGCTCCGGGCGACCTGCCTCGACCTCGGCGGGGTCAGGGGCGGTGGCGTCGGGGACGGTAGCGCTCGCGGTCTGCGCGGGAGCCTCTGTCGCGGCTCCGAACAGGCGGGCATGTGTCGATGCCCGGCGCACCTCCGCCAGCTCCTCAGCGCGCCGTCTGGCGACGATCCGGCGGCCTCCAGGACCGACCATCGCAGCGTCGGTGACGGCGGCGATCCGGCGCGATGTCATCCGACGGGCGCTCATGACTCCACCTCCGACCGCTGACGTGCCGCGAGCGCTGCCCGGTGGACCGTGGCGGCGAGCTGGGCGCGACCCTCGGGTGTGGCCCCTTGCTGGGCGGCGCGGGACCTCACGGCGGCCCGATGGACCTCGGTCGCCGCCTGGGCCCGCTCTGCCCTCTCCGCGCGCTCCTGTGCGACGCGGATGTCGTGGACCCGGCGGCGCTCCTCGTGGCCTTGCCGCTTTCGCCGACGGCGGTCGGCCTCGCGCTCGCGGTCGGCGCAGCAGTAGCCGAAGGGGTGATCCTCATCGGCGGGCCCGCACCACATGCCACGGGGGAGCCGGTGAACGCGGCACCCGATGCCCAGCGCCATCTGCATGGCGCGTCGCTCCAGTCGGAGCCACTGCGCCTCCCGTGCCGCCAGAGGCCGCCCCTCGTAGTTGGGCGGCACCTCGGGGAGGGTGGGGACCTCGGGGCGGGGCCGGTTGACTCGACCGGGACCAGGGGAGGGGGCGAGCAGTGCGCGCAGCGCCTCCAGGGTGTCCACCGGGGACCGGTCCTCCTCGGTGGCCGGGTCGCACGGGTGGTCCCCGCCGTCAGGGGCCGATCCGGGCCGATTCTGGGGGTCGTTGTGACCGTCGTTGTGACTGGCCTCAGTGGTGGGCCCCTCTGGACCGCATGATTCCGCCACTCCCGGTCGTGAACGCAGCTGATCCTTTATCAGGTCGACACCTTCGACGAAGGTTGCTGAACATGGGTCCACGCCCACGACAGACACCCGCTCTGCTCCGACGATCGGCGTCGACCCGGCAGGGGCGTCCTGCACCTGCTCTTCGCCGCCGATGGTCAGGACGTCGACCCCCGTCGAGTCGTTCGTGATCTCGCGCGCGTGCGCGCGAGCGTACGCGAGAACGGGGCAGGCGTCGGGGGTGGGGGCGCCTGCCTCTCCAACGATGTCCCGGCGGCCTTCCAGTCGACCGGCTGATCCGGCTTTCATCAGCGACTGCACGTTGTCCTCAAGGGTTGTCAAACAGTCCTCATCCATACGTAGACACGTAGGCACCTGCCTACGTATGGGTTGACTCTCTCCGATTTCGTCCTCGACGACCTCTCTCGCGTTCTTGCAGGTCAATACATATTTGAGAGAGAGAGTTTTCTGTTTACGTGTACGCGCGAGGGACCGGCATACGTAGGCAGTGCCTACGTGTCTACGTGTCGTCGACGTGTCGCAGTTTCGACCCGCCGAGATTTCCTTTCGACTCATGCCGTCGCCCCTTTCACGAGGGTGAGATACACGGTCGACTTGCCCCGGGCGTTGTTCTCCTCGATCTGCTCGACCATGCCGGAGGCGGCCAGCCGCTCCACCGCTTCGTCGAACTCCTGGCGGTAGTGACTCAGACGACCGTTCTTCAGCTCCCGGGCGGGATGACGTTTCCCGTCGGCCAGCGCTTCGCGCACCTTGGCCATGGCCCTCACGACGCGTTCATCCGCTGCCACGTCCTCCGCAATGACCTGTGAGCGCCCCGCCCGCTCCGCTCGCTTGTCGGCGGCCTTCCGAGCCTCCTCGGCGTTGATCTTGAGGACGGCCGCCCTCGTCTCATCCGAGATGCGCATGATCTTCCCAGCGAGGTGCCAGTCCTCGGGAGTCACCTCGACGTCGCGGCCGTCGAGCAGCGCCAGCAGGCATGCGACCTTCGTCCTCGTCAGCAGCGCGTGGCCATCAAGGGCCGCCGCGTCACCTGCGGGGCAGGGGGCTCCGATCGGGTGGTTCTTCGCCTCGTTCGCATCAAGAATCGCGTCAATGGCCTCATCAGGGAGGGCCATCTGTGCCCACTCGGTCCACGTAAGGACGTGGTCGGGGTCGATGGACACTCGGGGCGCGCAGGGCACGTGCCAGCGCCACGGGGCGGGGGTCGGCACCCGGTCGCGGCGGGATAGCCGGCCCGCGTCGTAGGTCGGCATCCACAACCAGCGCTGGGGGAACCCACCCGCCGCATCGTCGAGCAGGACGTCTGCCCGCTCAGGTTGGACGCCCGCGACGATCGCCAGGCGGTAGGCGTGGGCCTCGACGCGGCGCAGACGGGCGGCCTCGGCGTTCTGATTGCCGAGCATCCGACCGGACCATGCGGACTTGAGGGTGGGGAGCAGTGTCGACGAGGACCTGCCGACCAGGGCCCCGAGCCCGTCGACTTCATCGACCATGAGCAGGACTGAGGGGCGTGTTTGGACGAACTCCGGACCGTGGTCGCCCTTGCGAGTGAACCCGTAGGCGGCAATGAGTCCCTCTCCCGAGCCGGGGGAAGTCTCCAGGACGTCGAGTCCATCCTCAATGGTCAGGAACTCCTGCGCCGCGTCCATGACACCCGACTTTCCCGAGCCAGATTCCCCGACGAGCCCGACGAACAGGTTGAGCGACGCTCGGGAGTTGATCGTCGGTGGGATGACGGTTCTTGGTGTAACAGCCGCAGCGGCACGGGCAAGGACGGCCCCGAGCAGGGCCCACGGGCCGATCCGCCGGGCCCGGGCGAACTGGAGCAGTTCGGCAAGCATCGGGCGTGACTGCCAGAACTCGGAGTCGTCGTCCGCGCCGGACGCTCCGTCAGGGGTCTGCCCCCCGTCGTCGGTGTCCATGACCACTCCCGTCTCTTCGTTCACCAGGAGCCCGTCTCCAGCGTCGATCACGTGTGTCTGTGTCCTCGTCCCAGCGGGGGCCTGAACGGGCCCGTGCGACCCCCTTAGTGCCTCGTCGGGGTGCTCCAGACCCCAGCGCCAGCCGGACAATGCGGTCCGTTCCCCCTCGGCGCGACGCCCCCGTTCGTCCGGGTGTCGGTCGACGTAGACGGCCACCAGCTCGCGGCGCACGTCCTCACCCGCGCCCAGCGCAGCGGCGACGCCCGCCGCCCAGTTCAGCGTGGCGTTGCCCGTGCCGGGCTCGGCACTGCGCAACGTGCGCGCCAGACCGTCGAGGCGGGCGTCCAGTGCCGCGCCAGTCGCGGGCCGGTCCTCTGCCTCGTCGTCCGCCGGAGCATCAGGAACGACCTCGCCATCAAGGGACGGAACCTCGTCGTCGTCCCCCGGCACGGGCCAGGGGACACCGAGCGCGCGGGCCAGCTCCTCCGGCTCCCACGTACGCACGGACGGATCGTCGGGGGCGATGAGCCATGCGACGGGGGCGGCTCTGCCATGCTTGTGGTTGAGCGTCCCCGGCGGGCGCAAGACATCGTTGTCGAGACATTTGGACTCGTCCCAGTAGGGTCCGCCGACCGCCCGGCCCAGAGCCCCGCACAATGCCGTGTGTGTGGCGGCATCGACGCTCCGGGCCAGCCGAAGGTAGACGTGACCGTGGGGGCGGCCGTCCTTGGCTGTGGAGCCCGACGCGACGGCCATGCCGCCGAACTCGCGGACCCGATCGAGGTCGAGGGGCCCATCGACGTCGGCGTGAACATGAGTCCGGACCGACGCATTTCCCTTCCGTCGCACGCCTTGAAGCGGGTATGGGCAGATGAACGTGTCCGAGGTCTCCGACTTGCGGACGAGTATCGCTGCCACGGAGTCGAGCACGTCGTCAAGTTCAGAGTCGATGAACGGATGGAGTCCTGGACGGAACGGGCGCTGCTCTCTCCATCCGGCCGAGGGGTCGGACAGGGCAAAGCGGATCACACCGTTGTTCAAGTCGGGGAACATCTCCGCCAGGTACTTGCGACACGCGGCAATGCGCACCGCCTCGGTGTCCTGCTCGGTGGTCGGGTCTGTGGGGCTCATGGTTGCACTCCTCGTGTGCTTCGTGCCCCGGCCCTACCGCCAGCGAGCGGTTTTCAGTTGTTGCGTCCCTTTGGGACGTCAATAGGTGGTGATTCGATCCAAGTGCCGAACCTCGGCGTTGCGCCGCTCGCGGGCGCGTTGTGTGGTCCGCTCCGCGTAGATACGCGCTGCCATGAGGTCGACACGCGTTCGTCGCTCCAGGTGCTCACTCACCCGGTGCGTCATGGCGCGGATGGCCTGACGTTCGGCGGAGTTGGGCCCGGGGCGACGGTCAGCGCCCATGGCGCGTGCCTCCGCGCTGGATGAACTCCGCAACCGCGCTCTCCGGGACGCGAAGCAAACGACCGACGTGGATTGCCCGCATGTCTCCGCCTTGAATCATGCGGTAGATCACGCTGTCGTCGCATCCGAGGTGTTCCGCGACCTCGTGGACTCGCAGCACTCGCTCCGGTGCTTCAACCTCTGATGACATTGCCCTACTCCTCTCGCTTGGCTCACTTTGAGGGGCCACGGCCACAACGGCCCCGTGCCTCTCTCGATGGCTCCAGTCTGCTCTCTTGCGTTACAGGGCGCAATACAGTAATCTGTAGTCATGGAACGGACATACAAGGATTGGCAGGTGCGCGGGTACAGCCGCCCCGTGGTCGACTGGGACGAGCACGGAGAGCCCTTCGACACCCATGAGCGGGAGATCGTCGTCGCCGTGTTCGACCCACGGGGGCAGTGGTGGGAGACGACCGTCGTCGACGGCGCGCTGACATCCCTCACCGTCCGAAAGATCGGCGGGGGCGGACTCGATAAGCGCGCCATGACGGGCGTCCCGTTCGACTACCTCCGGCAGACCGCAATGGCCTACTTGGAGCGCTACCGAGTCGCACGCGAGGGCGACGAGATGACCCTTGCTGATGCGCTCGCCACCGTTGACGCGAGCTTCGACGGCGGCGACCTCCGACTACGAGATGATCCGCCCCGCCTCGAAGAGTTTGCTCAAGCATGGCGAGAGGCAGGGGAACGGCACACGGCCACCGGCCGCAAGGCGTCGAGACGCGACATCCTCGCGAGCCGCTACAAGCGCACGGTCTACACGATCGACAAGTGGATACGGGCCGCGCGGGACGCGGGTCTGATCCCACCGACCGGGATGGAACGGCCAGACACAGACCCCCGACGGCACGGTGCCGCCGGTGAAAAGGAGAGGAAAGAGACGATGGAGCAGGAACGAGAACAGAGGACCGACCAATGAGCGGCCGTCGGAAGGCCATCCCGCGGGGCGCGGACCCGATGAAAGTCTGTCCTCTGTGCGGGGAACGCCGGGGGACCAAGCGCCGGGGATGGAACGAGATCATCGAGGCGGGCCAGGTCATCGGCTACACGTGCCCGGCCTGCCCGACGTGGGACGAGCCGATCCGCCGCACAGAGACGGCGCACGGCGTCCGTTTCACGGCTGTGGTCGGGACACCCGGAGAGGATGGCCGTCGTCGCCAGCTCAAGCGCACGTTCGACACTCTCGACGAGGCACGGGTATGGGTGGACGAAGTTCGCGACGAGAACAAGCGCCACGGGGCCTACCGCCGGGCGGACGGCATGACAGTGGACCAGCTGGCCGAGCGCTGGCTCAACTCGCGCACCGACATTCGTCGGGTGACCGTAGACGGGTACCGGACGAACCTGACGCGCGTCCGCGAGCGGATCGGTAAGCGCCGCGTGGTCGACATCGACACGGCCGGGGTCGAGGAGCTGGCCCGCTGGCTACTTGACCACGGGTCCAAGGACGGCGGACCGATCAAGGCGGGGAGCGTTCGAGCGGCGCTCCGGCCGTTGTCGATGATGTTCGACATGGCAGTCCGCGACCGTCTCGTCACGGAGAATCCCGTCGCGCGTGCCCGCAAGCCTCGCGGTGTCAAGCGCGTTGGGAAGGACCTTGAACACTGGACGTCGGATGAGCTGCTTCGCTTCCGCGATGCGGCCGACCTCGACCCGCTTGCCGGGGGATGGAGGCTGACTCTGTGTGGTCTCACCCGCGCTGATGTGTGCGGTCTCCGCTGGGGGGACGTTGACCTCGACGCGGGGACGGTCACGATCCGCCAGGGGCGCGTGGCACTGATCCACGGGGACGCGACGGACGAGCCCAAGTCCGAACAGCGCCGCCGGACGGTCCCCGTCGAGACGATCCACGCGGGCACGGTCCGCTTGCTTCGCAAGATGCGGGCTGCACAAGCACAGGACCGGCTCGGGGCCGGTCAGGCGTGGCACGAGACGGGCCTCGTCCTCGTGGACCAGCTCGGTCGGCCGATGCGCCCCGAGCTGTATTCGGACCGTTTCCGCCGCCTGTGCAAGTTCGCGGGAGTGCCCTCGATTCGTCTCCACAGTGTGCGGCACTCGCTCGCATTCTGGCTCCACAGCCTCGGTGTGCCACCACGCGATGCCGCCGCGCTGCTCGGGCACACCCTTGAGGTGCATCTGTCGACGTACCTGCCGGAAGGGGGAGAGACAGGAATCGCTACCGCTGCCGCCGCGCTCGGCCGGGCGGCGAACGGAGCGCCCATCGTGGCCGCTGTTTGAACGGCCGTCGCGCGGAGGACTAGCCGTTCCGCCGACCGTTCACAGGTGAAGCATTGAGACCCCGGCCCAATGTGGGCCGGGGTCTCATGCATGTCTGCGTCTGGATCAGTGCCGATCCGACGGCGGAAACAGGTCCGCCGTCTCGACTTCCAGCGTCTCGGCAAGCCCCACGATCACATCAAGCGTCGGATTCCGTCGTCCGCGTTCTATCCCGGACACGTAGGTCCTGTCCAGCTCTGCCCTGTGGGCGAACTCCTCCTGTGACCAGCCTCGTGCAGTCCGAAGTTCGCGCACTCGTGCCCCGAACTCACGGCGAGCTGAGGCGGCAGGCATGGGTTCACGTTCCCGGTATGCTGACGATCAGTCCACGGACTATGAGTCACAACGAACGTGAGATCGGGGAGACATGGCATTCGGGCGAAGTGAGTACGAGTTCAAGAAGGTCCGCCGAATGAAGGACATGCGACGTCTGCTCAAGCAGGGGTGGGAGGTCGCCGAGTCCTCGGGCAGTGAAGGCTTCTGGGGGCACAACTACAAGGCAGTGATGCGCCGCCCCAAGCGACGGTACCGGAAGTCTGACGTTCCTCCTGCTGAAGCACCTGCCGTCATCATGGTGCCGACGGCCCCGACAGCTACTACACAGTCCACTCCCTCCGATGGCACCTCCGCTGTGAATGAAGCCGTTCCCGAGACCGCGAACAACGACGGAGGGAACGACGACGGCACGACGAAGGCCCCGTGGTACAAGCGGCGGTGGGTGTGGATTGTCGCGGGCATCGTCGTGGTCGCAGGGATGCTCGACTCCTGCAACGACGACCAGTCGACCGCGCAGAGCGGTACTGAGGCGTCACCCTCGCCGTCCGTGTCTGTGAGCGCGTCAGCAACTCCGCAAGCGACGCACAGGCAGCCCGTCGCTGTCGAGGACACAGCCATTCCCACGCCCTCGCAGACCGGGACGACCACCACCGAGACGGAGACGCCGGACGCCTCCGAGGACTCGGAGACGGCAACAGACGACTCTCGGTCGCCCGAGAAGCTGGCGATCGCGCAGTGCTCTTTGGACGCCTACGACGAGTACGCCCGGGGCAACCTCAGCGGATTCTGGGGGGAGGACGACCAGGGAACGGCAGAGGACTCGGACGGCGACGGCGTCTATGAGGTCGTGGTACCGGGACGGTTGAAGGACCCCGCAGGCAACGAGTACACGGACATGTCCGCCCACTGCAACGTCGTCGTGAGCAACGGCCTCGCGGGGCGCGCGACAGACATTCAAATCTGGTAGTTGACTCGGCGCTCCGGCCGATGGTGGCGCGATGCGTCGGCTTGTGACCGGAACTTGTGACCGAAGGCAGTAGGGGCCCGTTCCCGGGACTAGTCGGGAACGGGCCCCTACTGCCTCTGGCGGCCGACGGGCCAGGCCCACAATCGTTGAGATTCCGCCAGAAGTGCAGAACCCCCGCCGGTGGATCGCACCGACAGGGGCCGCCGCGCGCCCGAAGGGACTCGAACCCCCAACCTTCTGATCCGTAGTCAGATGCTCTATC